CCCAAAGAGGTCAGACCTTTGCTAGGCAACCCTGGGTTAACCCCCATAAGTTGAAAAACATCAGTCAAACTCTCATGAAATAGAGGGATTGGAGTATGTTTTTGGGCCTGGTCAAGTTTTTTCTCAAAAACTTTTTTAAGATCGGCGACCGACTCTGGAAAGAGACGATGCCAAAGGCTTGCATCTCTACTAGGGTTTAACCGTTCGATCAGCATTTCATGGAAGCTCACATGGAGCTTTCCGCCTTCATCACCAGACGCTACCTCTCCGAACTTCAAAGTATCTTTTACAGCGGTTAAATATGGCTTCGTAGGACCAGAAGACAAATTTGGCCCCCAAGGATCTGTAAAACTCAAAATTTCCTTGGCCATCCTCTGTAAATGAGGTTCGAAAAATTTCATAATACCCTGGCCGTATGTCCGGAGGAGATCTACGAAAGCATCTTCATGAGTTTGGGAGCTACCTATCTTAAACTTAGGATAGATATGATCTGCAGTTATAACTTTACCTGCAAACTCCGTCAACTTCGTAGAAGAGAGGCTCTTAACCTCGTCAACCGGACAACCAAGAGATCGTAAGGACTCACGGTATCGTTGATTAAGATTATCATTGAGGATTAGAACATCGTCCCCAAGGATAAAAAAGTCATCATTGAAAACCCCTTCATTTAATTCAAGAAGGAGCATTCCGTGAGCTAAAGCGAATGAGGCAAAAGATGGATATAAACCCATCGGTTGACCTCTGGACCATCTAATAAGTCCATATGGAGTTCGCCAAAGTCCTCTTGATAAATCTCGGAACAGATCTACGTCCCCCCTATTATAAGGGAAAATAGACTTCAAAACCTCTATCTGCAAAGAAAGAGGGAAGCTATCAGTGGCAGCTGTTAGATCAACCGCATGACAACTCTTACCAGTTCTGAGGTACTCTTGGATTTTCTTAATTGGTCGCTCTTGATTGTAAGTGCAATCCCATGGTAATGTCCTTAGTTTAAAAAATAGGGCATCTCCTAAAGGCTTTAAAACAGTTTGATGAAGCCTTAAAGGGTTTGCGATCCACCTTACTTTCCATCCTCCATCTTTCATTAACGGCACTACATTTCCCACAATAGGAGGTGTAGCTTTAGCTCCATGTGAAAGAAGCATGCCTAAATCCGGATGGTCGTACATCTTTCCCGGCAAGGTTTTACTTTTGTCGGTAAGATAGAAGTGATCAACATCAAGTCCTTCTAAAACGGGTCTATAGAGAGCATAATAAGCCTCAATAAAAGATCGGTTTTGGTCGAACTGAATCATCCATTCGATCTCCTCTTCGAGGAAATCGGTTTGAGGAACGGATGATTTGATGCCAGGTGAATACTTTCCTGGAGATCCCCCAATAAACAACAAGGGGGTCGGCTCTCCAAGCGTCAAGAGCCCAAGCCTGTTTTGAGCACGTACGGAAACGTTATGATTCAGGTCCACATCATGTGGATCAGGGGAACCTGCAACACTTTTATACATTTTTTCTAAGTGTTGTAGGGTTGGCTCAATAGGTTGAAAACCTGTAAAGCAACTTAATGCAATAAGGGTCTTCTTCCAAGCCTTCTCACTTTTCTCAGAGTATCTGAAAAGCGCTCCAATAACTCCGTACCACTTACCTTTCCGGTTCTTACGAATCCAAGAAAGGGGTTCTAGACCTGCCCTAAGCCTTATTAAATCAAATCTAAGGCCTTTGAGGCGTTCCACGGTCCAGGCTGGTCCTGCATTAGCCAAGTACTTAAAAACCTCCTCTGAAAAAGATTGAGCGAGGTGACTTGGTAAACCACAGCATTTTAGTCGCCACATTAGATCCTTGGTGCGGAATGAGCCACCCATAAAAATATAAGGTGTCTTATTCGCCATGAGTTGTTCCTCCTATAATAGAATAAATGAGGAATGCTCTGCACTTGAGGAGTGGAGGCACTCTGCTCAGGCGGAAGGAGTCCACAGTTGGAACTACATCTCCTGAGGGGTGTGATTAGAAAATGAAATAGAAACCAAGCGTCAGCCTTCCCTAAGCCAGGAAATTCTATCAGAAGTTGTAAAGATAGTCTTTCTGCACATAGGGCAAATTGTGGTAACAGGTTGGGATAATGAGGGATCAGAGGGTTTAGAAATAAATTCTCGATTCAACTCATCATCCACCAGTTTAACCAATGAGTCCTTAAGCATACCCGAGGGCACACGTCCCAAATCAATTTTAAGTTGGGCCAAAGTTTTAGCCCAAGATACAGCCTCTAGAAAATCAGGCTGGGCTACAATAGGTTGGTCAATAGATCTCTTCACATCACACCTCCTTGGATTGTTAGTTCTTCATGTGGGC